TAGCGTTTAGTGGCGGGGGGGCGTTCTTTTACTCTGGGAGGATGTGAGATGCGTTACGTCGTCGCTGCCTGTGTCTGTCTGGCCGTGCTGTTCTGCTGGGCCGTGGCCCCCTCGCCGTCAGGGGATGGGTTCCCGCCGCTCCTGCAATCGCACTATGACGCCGAACTGGCCCGCGTGCAGATGGAGGCTCGGATCGCTCAGGCGGAGATTGACGCCCTACCTGATCCACTCGCGGAATAGTGGGTGATAGAGTTCGCAGTCCTCAGCCAGTGGCCTAATCCCCCGCTGGCTGAATTCGTTTCGCCATGTGCGAAAAGCGGGGCAGATCGTCGATCTCCAGAAGTCGAGTTGATAGAGGTGGGCTGTCTCGCCCCGATCAAAAAACAGACAAGCCGACTCCCACGGAGAAAACACGATACCCGGGTATGACTCAGCCCCCCAGAAATCTTCGTCCCATCGATCCCATTGGCGAGTAGACAGGGCCGTAATGTTGGCCCACCAGAACGTACCCGCAAAATGGAATGAAGCCTTAGACAACCCCACTTGCATCGTGCTGCGGAATGCTCCTGCAATGTGTTTCCGAGCCAGTGCAAACTCCACAAGCTGGGGATAATCAAGACAGGCCGCCGTCATCGCATCGCGCCACAGATGCGACGGGGCTCCCTCCGCATGTGTGCAGCCCTTGGAGTGGCAGTAGAACACAGCCCCAGATTCAGACATGATGCTTTCCATCAGCCACGGGAAAGACACCATCTCTTGCCTGCCGTCGTTATGCACCTCGCGGATCTCGACTTCACCGCCAAATTCACTGCACACGTCGGCCGCTCGATCCGTGGAGGTATCCACCGCGACAGACACCAGACGACGCCCTGTGAATTGCGAGAGTCTGGCCCGCACATGTCGCACTGCACGCCGCCACATCCCCGACGACTTGGGGTAGACGTGCATTACCAGATGTCGCTTCATTGTGCGCGTTTCTTCGGCCAGAGATTGTTAAGCCATTGTTTGCGAGCATCGCACCCACATCCGGGAGCCTTTTTGAGCATTCCGAACGTGACAACCTGAATCACTTTCTCAACAAGATCCCCGAGTCCCTCTGACGGTGGTGGCTCGACGCTTGCCAAGAAGTCTTCTAGCTCCGACATGGCGCACTGTGCCCGCAATGGGTACAGGCTGACTGTGTAGACGTAACCGCATCGCCGACACTGGACTGTCTCAGGCGGATCGGCTCGACGTGGCGTGTTATCTGGAATGTCGCAATTCATGCTGGGCTGATGGTAATTGTTGCCGGATCTGGAGCACAACACGCCGTTCGGGCTCCAATCTGGAAAGCCCATTGCTTGATCATCTCGTTAGATGCAACACAGTTTGGGTACTCTTTCTTCCACCATCCCACCTCGTCATAGAATCCGCTGATTGGATCAAGAAACTGAAGCCGCAGGGCAGCGGTTGGGATGAATCCGCCTGCTATCGTGTTTTTGTAAAACTGGAGAGTCCATCGCATGCTTACGGCATTGAGGCATTGAAAGCACCCCGACGACACAAACCGATAGGGGCGTGCCGTAGCCGTAAATAGTGGACTAGAGAACGTGCAGACTTCAGAGGTTGGAACCGGAAAGCCGCCGGGAGTCTGGGTGTATGTCGTCACCGGATCTAACACAAACGTCCCATTTAAGCTCGCGCAGTCTGTGCCACTGACGGAACAGCCGGACTGTGTGTGATTAGCGTATCCGCTGACTTCGATCTTCCATCGACACGCGATGGGCTGGCCGCTCACGCCATCCGGCGCAAAATCGCAAACCGTGCATTGGCACAGCTTCGGCAAGTAATATTGCGTCACAACCGGCGGCGGCGGTGGATCAGGTGGGCAGCAATAGCACCCCAACTCGCCAGTGAAGAACTGTGTCGGCTTCCGCCTGTCCCTAATGATGCTTAGCATTCAGCCGCCGTGATCTCATATCCCCACGGGAGAGTCCAGACGAAGACGAATTTATCAGATGCAATGTTCCCGAATCGGTTGTAGGCCGTCACGTTCTCGCCGGTGTCTGTCAGGCTGTCTGCCGCAGTGCCCGAGTAAATGGAGATTGTCCCATTCTCGCCTTTAACGTGTGCCGCGTCCGTCTTGCCGATCTGCGCGTAGTCAAACTGCAGAGGCGTCGAGTTCACCCGCGACGCTTGCGGCACGGACGGCATCCCCTCGACAGTCCGCACCGTCTGCCGGATTCGCGTTACAGCGTCACCAGAGAACGTATACCCGGCCATCAGGGAGCCCCATTCTCTTCGATGGTACACCACGCAAACGGGCCTTGCATCCCCGTCGAACTGCTGACAGCCAACGCGATGGACAGCACATCACCGACAGCCACGGTCGTATTGCTGAGGGTGCCATCGACTACCGCTCTGTCTGCGGTGGCGTTCGTGATCGTCACGACGGAAGACAAGACGGTCGTCCCGTTCTTCTTCAGATCGAACGTCACGCTGGCCGAGGTGCCGGTATCGTTGCAGAGTGCCGCAAACTGGCGGATGGTCCCCGCCACCTCGCACACGTGGACGATCTCTTCACGGGCAACGGGAGTCCCGCCGATTGCCAAATCAAAGTTGGTCCACGCCCGGTACAGATGCTGGGCTTTGTCAGCGTCAATCTTCGTGCCGCTGCTGATGTGCTGATCCTCGACAGATCCGGCGTCGAGTTGCAGAGTTCCAATGAGTCTGGCCATGTCACGTTACTCCGGGGAGAACAGAGAAGTTTCGAGCGTAGTAGACTGTGAAATCGCGGTACTTGGCTCGCTCAGGGGTCGGATCGCTCAGCACCTTGCCAGCCCCATCGAGAAGCCGCAGGGACGCCACGGGACGCTTAACGCTTGAGTCGTCCATGATGTGGATTCGCTTCTCGCTGTTGTTCGGATCAATCTGGCGGTATCCCTGATCCAACACCTTGAGGGGAATCCACTTCTCCCGCCGACGCTCCAGCGTGTACGAGAATTCGAAGTACTGGTAGTCGCCCTCGATCTTCAGCTCAGACACCTCGATGTCTGAAATCTTGGCTTCGTACTGGCCGATGACAACACCGCCGATTGTGATTGCCGCGTTGTTCACCGCGTTCTCATAGTCCAGCATGAACGTCGGCACATCCGCGACGTTCTTCGAGACGCTCACCGTCCAATAGGCTCGATCCACCTCTACGGGAGGGTCGAAGTAGTCGCCCGCACTGTTGAGGATTGCTTTGTCGTTGATGTCCTTCCAGATCGCCTGCCGATAGTTCGCCGTTCGCCATCGGATGCGGGCCGGACGGTTCAGCGGGTTTTCCTCGCTCTCGTTCTCCTTGATCGGCTTGCTGCTGTACTCCGCCTCAATCGTCCACTTCCGAGGGGCCCCGTCATCCTGTGTCACCTTGACGCTGCGGCAGGAATGGCCCACCAACACCGGGTGATACGAGACATAGGGAAGCGGGAGGATCGAGTTGTCCAGCCCGTACTGGTACACGTCGGCCGATGTGTGGAAGTTGTGGGAGGCGACGGCCAGCCACTTCCGCGAACTCGTGGAATCGAACGGCCGCGAGTAATCGAGGGACTGGCCAGACACCTCAGCCATCTTGGTAATCGCCATCAGTCGATCTCCAATCCGTCGTCAGCAGCCATGCCCTCGAGCGCGTCGAGTTGCTGTTGCTGTATGCCTAATTGCTGCTGCTGAATCCGAAGCATCTCGTCTTGCTTGTCCGCCCCACGCATCGAGGCGAAGATCGACGATATGGCCTCCTTGCTGCCCATCTGCAGGGCCGCCGCGCCCTTGTCTTTCGCTGCGGTGTCTGTCTCTGCACCCGGCGGCGGCTTGATCCGTGGCGTGATCGGCTTCTTTTCGACTTCGGCTTGCAGGCCCTCCATCGTGGTTGCCATGTCGGCCTGTAGCTTGCCCTCCAAGTCCGACACCATCGCCCCGAGTGCGTCTTCGACCGCCGTCGGAACACGATCCGCAATCTTCGGCAGTTCGGAGACCGTTGACTTGAACCCGTCAAGTAATGGAGTCCACGCAAATTCCAATGCCGTCGTTCCACCGCTGGCGATGTAATCCCAAATCGCCACCATGTTCGCGCCGATGTTGTCGCCGATGTTCTTGAACACCGTCGCGACGACTTGCCACTCATCCATCCACAGATTCAACCAGTTGTCACGGAACCATTCGAGGTACCCGCCGACCACATCAGTGAAGAAATAGGCGACAGTGTTGCCCATCTGTGTGAATGCCAATGTGGCTGATGCCGCAACATATTCAAGAAACGCCCCGAGGTTGGTGATAATCGCAATCGCTGCCGCCATCGGTGGGACGAGTGAATCCCGAATCCCATCACCAATCGTCTCGAACTTCAGCAGCAGATCAGTGGCCGCAGGAGCGACGACGGTCGTGATCATCGTGGCCATGCTTTGCAGCGTCGGCAGAACCAATGCCCCAATGCCCTCGATTGCTCTCCCCGCGACGTTGTAGAGGATCACAAACGGATTCGACATTGCCTTCGCCGCTCCGCCAAACTCGGTTTTCAGCTCCTCCAAAATCGCCTTCTGTGCCCCCATCACATCACCAGATTTAACCATCTGTGTGATCTGCTCTCGCTGCTGCTCGGTGAATGACACACCGACACGCCGCAGGGCTGTCAGTCCGGTGATCGGATCATTCAGGGCTTTGCCGATCTGCACGATGCTGGATTGCATGTCCTGCCCCATGACTGCGGATAAGTCTTGGGCCGATACCAACGCCTCCTTGAACACGTCGCCCTTGATCTGCGTAAACGTCGCCAGAACCGCCGCCGCCGAGGTTGTCACGTCCGCATTCACGTCGTTGACAAGTTCGAGCGAGTCCGCGAAATCAATGATCTCTGCCGCCGTGAACCCCGCCGCCATGCCGGTTGATGCAACAACGGCTTCGAGTTTGGCGACTTGCTTGCGGGCTGCGATTGTGACCGACATTGCCCCAGCCAATCCGGCAGCAGCAGCCAGCCCCGCCACCGCAATCCCGCTCAGTGCCGCTCCAACGCCACCGACCACCGCCCCGATACCGCCAGTCACCGAACCGCTTGCAGCGCGTACGCTCGCCGCAGTCTTGTTTACCTGTGCCTCTGCCTGCTGCATCGGGCCGGTAAACTTCGAGGTGTCAGCCACGAGATTGGCAACAAGATTACCGATCACCGCCATGCTTTAGCCTCCTCATTCCGCGTGCGACTTCGTCCGGTGTCATCTCTCGCGGCTTTGGCTTGTCTTGTGGACGGAATGCCTCTGCAATCTTCCCCAGATCAGGCTTGCCACCCCACGCACTGGAAACAATCGCCGTCTGCACTGCCGCTCGGTAGTCGTCTGCTGGCTTGCCCCATCCCTCGATCTGGGCAAACGCTTTCAGCACCGTCAGTTGCTTCCGTGTCAATGTGTCCAACAGTTCTTCCCAGTCTGCTAACCGATGATCATGCGCCGCGAGTTTCATCACCCACAGCACATCATCATCGGCAGTCAGTTTTTTACCGCAGTGTCCACCTTGCCGGGTCTGGAAATCTTCTGAACCGCCTCGCTCAGTTGCTGGATCACGTCGGTTGGGATGTCCTCAATCTCAGGATCATCCGCCGCGAACAATGGTTCGCCGTCGGCATCAGTAACACACGTCGCGACCATGAACGCCAACAAATCCTTGCCCGCCCCAGACTTGGCCAACTCGTCAAACTTGCCAGCCTCCCGCAGTGTCAGGGGGCGGACCATGACAGTCTCCCCGTTGATCTCTACCGGCCGGGGCTGGCGTTTAAGAAGTGCTTTTCGGCTCACTCGTCCTCCTCGTCGTCTGTGTCTTGCGGCAGTTGATCAAAGTTCGGGCCGGGCTTGTACGTGCCGTCCGGGTTGTAGCCGGTGATAATCCCGGCATCGAAGAGCCCGAAGTCCTCCGGGTGAATCCCAGCGGACAGCCTACGGGCCGCGTGTTGGGCCTGCTGGCGTTGCTGGCCGTTCATTCCCGCCCACTTCTCACACTCTTCGTCGGCGGGCTCAGCGACGCCCATACGCACCAGCATGTAACAGTCTGGCCGTTCGAGGATCGCACCCAGTTCCCAGAACAACGCCGACTGATTCGCACCGTTCCGCCAGACGACACGCTCCACCGTCTGGAGTTGCTCGTCCTCAGACAGCACGGCCGACGGGCTCACTTCCAGATCATCGCGGATGATTCGCGCTTTCATCAGGTGGGCCACCCCGGATCGCCGTCAACCGTGTAGGTGATCGACGCCTTCAACCCGTCTTCCATCGCAACGGTAACGCCGAACTCGACGCCCGCCGCAGTGAAAGATTGATTGGTCGCCGCAGTGTCGGCATAGATGATCTTCATGGCGTTGTCTGCTGGAGTCGCCACCAGATCCGTGATCGCCTGATGTCCGGCCAGTGCGGGATCGTAGAAGATCTCCGCCGCGACGGTGCCCGGGTTGCTGTACCCAGTTTGCGAGAACGTCTTGTATGTGCCGCCGTCCAGCGTCGTGGACTCGAACGTCTCGCTCCCCGCTCCGCTGTGTTCAAGGCTCAGCATCTGCGCGATGTCCACCAGACTGGCGGAAACAGTGTGCTGCAACTTGGTTCCCTTGCACTTCACGATAGCCATTCACTGGCCCTCCTAAGTGTGCTGAATGATGAATGACAGACTCCGAACGTAATGCCGTGCATCCCGCCCGTCTCCGAGGTAGACAACGTCATCTCTGGCGTTCTCCCAGAGGACAGCGTTGATTGTGTCTGGTGCTCCGGCCGCCCCGACGTAGTCGCGAAGGAACACCTCGACGGCCGTTGCTAATGCAATCGCTGCGGGCCTGTTGCTGGCGTAACAATCGATGTCCACATCAGACCGTCGCAGTGTGCCGCCCGTGCCATCGAACCGCCTGTATGGATCGTGGCTCGTCAGCGTGATCAGCACGTAGGGGGCTTTGACGCCCTCGACGGGATGATCCAAGAACACCGCATCAATCGACAGACCGCCGACAGTCTGGGCAGGGGCCAGCGTCGTGATAGACGACTGTGCCAAGAGCAGCGTGCGGAGCCCGGTTTCAATGGCCACTACTTGCCCTTCCGCTTGGTGATGTCCTTAATCAGCCGCTCCCATACGGCCGACTCCATCGCCTTAACTCCCGCTTGCCGCTTGGCCTCAACTCCGTGCTCAACAGCACG